CTTCAAGGCAGGCGGGCACCTGAACCCGGACTACATGCGTGCCGAGATGACGGTACACGGTTACAAGCCACAAAAGTTTGCAAAGGGTGGTGCCGCACTAATTGCAGCGCAAAGTATGTATGGATTACCAGAATCTATTGACTTAGGTAAATTTGATGAAGCTGCGTTGGATTTAGCTAATTTAGGTACGGCCTCTCATCAACTTGCTCCAAAAGCAACTGAAGCAGTATTAGGTAAAAAACTTCCGGCTATGTTAACAAAAACAATGGGTGGTTTTTTACCAGCTTTAACAATTGGAGAAATGGCTCGCATAGATCCTTTAAATGAAAATGAAGAAAAAGATCTAAATGAATTTTATGGAAGGCCTAATTTGTACAAACAAGGTTTTTTAGCCGATATAGCGGATTTTGCGGGTGACACCGCAAACGAATTTGTTGATAACACAAATCAAGCTATAAATATTTTAAAAAACAGAACCCCCAATCCAAATTCTAGTTTTGCAAAATATAAACAATCTGCAGAAAACGAAAGACATCGATTGGCTAGTGAAAAATACCCAAGCCAGTACGAACCATTTGACACGTACAATATGCCATACCGGTTTATGTTACAGGAAAACGAATAAATGGCACTACCTACCCTACCGATTCAGCAGGGGGCTAACCTGCCCGACCTCCGCAATGAGGACATGGAGGAGGCAGAAGAGCAGCAGGAGGAGATGGACGAGCTTGAGAGTGAGCTCGGCCTGGAGGAGGGCGAGGGTGAGGAGGAGGTGATTGAGCTGGAGGATGGCTCCGTCATCATCAACTACAGAAAGACAGAGGGTCCACAGAAGCAGCCAGAGTTTTACGCCAATCTGGCTGAGAGTTTTGATGAGGACCTACTTGAAGAACTAGCAACCCGATACATCGAGTACATCGATATCGATCGGGAGGCACGAAAAGAGAGAGATAAACAGTATGAGGATGGACTCCGTAGAACAGGACTTGGAAAAGATGCACCCGGGGGAGCGACGTTTGACGGGGCTTCTAAGGTTGTGCACCCAGTTATGGCAGAGGCTTGCGTCGATTTTGCTGCCAGTGCTGCAAGGGAGCTACTCCCGCCTGAGGGGATTGTTAAGTCGGAAATAAAAGGCACCGCAGACAGGAAGCGCACCGAGACGGCCGCAAACAAGGCCGAGTTTATGAACTGGCAGCTCTCGGAGCAGATCCCAGAGTACAGGGACGAGATGGAGGTACTGCTTACGCAGGTACCGCTTGGTGGTAGCCAGTACCTGAAGTGGAGATACGACAGCGAGCAGAAGAGACCGGTGCCCGAGTGGATACCGATCGATAACATGCTGCTCCCGTACGCCACGACAAACTTCTACACCTCGCAGCGTGCTACTGAGGTGCAGGACATCACTGAGGATACGTACCGTCAGCGCATCGAGCAGGGTATCTACCGAGATCTGGAGAATGCGGACTACATCGGCGAGTTGTCCTCGGATGAGATGACACGATCCGAGAAGGCCAACAACAAGATCGAGGGCAAAGAGATGCCCTCAACCAACATCGACGGCGTGCGTCGTGTCTATGAGATCACATGCTTCGAGAGGCTCGAGGATGATGGTGAAACGGACGGCAGACGTGCGCCATACATTTTGACAATCGACGACACGAGCGGCAAGGTATTATCGCTCTATCGAAACTGGGCATACGGAGATGAAAAACTTACAAAGCTCGACTGGATCGTCGAGTTTAAATTTATTCCCTGGCGTGGAGCTTACGCCATTGGACTACCTCACCTTATCGGTGGCCTTAGTGCTGCTCTTACCGGCTCTCTTCGTGCTCTCCTTGACGCTGCTCACATCAACAACAGCCAGACAATGCTTAAGCTCAAGGGCGGACGCATATCTGGACAATCTGACCGAGTGGAACCCACGCAGGTCATCGAGATCGAGGGATCTCCTGGGGTAGATGATGTGCGCAAGCTGGCGATGCCGCTACCATTCAACCAGCCATCCTCGGTACTCTACAACCTCCTTGGCTGGCTGACTGATGCAGCCAAAGGCGTTGTTACGACGTCCGAGGAGAAGATCGGGGACGTCAACGCCAATGCACCTGTCGGTACGACGCAGGCACTAATCGAGCAGGGTGCCAAGGTATTCTCATCGATACATGCGAGACTACACCGCAGCCAGGCCAAGTCGCTAGCAATCCTATCCAGGATCAACCACTGGTACCTGGATGAGATGGACAACGAGTCTGGTACGGAGATCGCCGTACGTGACTTTGCAGACAATAACGACATTCGCCCAGTATCGGACCCCAACATATTCTCAGAGACTCAGAGACTGGCACAGGCGCAGGCGATCCTGCAGATGGCCACCTCTGCACCTCCTGGAATGTTCGACATGCGTGCCGTCTACGGCCGCATTCTGAGGCAGCTCAAGGTCCCCAACGTCGAGGAGGTCATGCCCAACCCTGACGGCATCAAGGAGTCCAACCCGGCTCTCGAGAACGTCTCGATGACGATGGGCAGGATGGCCGCCGCATACCCGGATCAGGATCATATTGCCCACATCAAGATCCACTTGGCTTACGCACAGGACCCGAACTACGGCGGCAGCCCAATGATTGGACCCACATTTGCACCGCACGCACTGGAGCACATCAAGCAGCATTTGACGCTACACTACCTGCAATCTATGCGTGGCTACGTCGCACAGGCATCCGGCGGCAAAGAAGCATTCAAATTGCATGAGGAGAAGCCTCTCGATGTAGAGGCTCAGCAGGCACTCTCACTGGCTGCCCAGATGGTGCAGGCTGACTCGCAGCAGACGTTTGCACCGGTCATGCCAGCAATCCAGGGGCTTGTACAGAAGGTTCAGCAGGCGCAGCAGGCGCAGCAGCAGAATATGCTCAACAATGACCCGACTGCCCAGGTCTTGCTCAAGACGCAGATGGCCGAGACTCAGCGCAAGGCGCAAGAGTTCCAGACTCAGATGCAGACAGATTTGCAGAAGACGCAGCAGGAGTATCAGCTCAAGGTTGCCGAGCTGCAGCAGAAGGTTGCAGAGTTGCAGGCTAAGTACACGACCCAGACAAACATCGATAGCCAGAGAAACGCTACAGATATCGCCCTCGCAAACATCAACAACTCCGCAAGGGAGCGGACTGCGATGATCACAGCAGGCGCACAGATGGATCAGCAGCAGGCGCAGCTAGAGCACGAGCAGAATCAGTCCGCAGCGGAGGCTATCCAGGCAGCGGAGCAAGACATACGCCAGCATGGTCTCGCAGTCGAGCAGCAGCAATTCCAGCAGGCTGCGCAGCAGGTTCAGCAGCAGGCTCAGGCGCAGCAGCAGGCCGATCAGCAGCGTATGCAGCACGAGCAGCAACTTCAGCAGCAAGCTATTCAACAGCAGCAACAGGCGGCACAGCAGCCTCAACAACCACCCCAGCAAGGATAAGTAAATGGAAAAAGAACTTGGTTTTAAGAAGGCCTACAAGATGACCGGTACACCCGGCTATGCAGGCGGACCAGATCAGAAGGTCGAGAGCGGTCCATCCGGCTCGCACCGTGACAATAACTGGAAAAAGGGCGCAGCTCAGGTCAAACTGAAGGGCACCAACAAGGTCGGCCCAGATAAGAACCTGAACGACATCGGCGGCGGCAATTTTTACTAATTAGGGCGGAAAAAACAATATCCTTGCATAAGTAGGTGTATGGATATTGTATCTACCATCATAAAGCATTTGAAAAATGCTGACAAAGATTTGACCCAGGTATTGGCATCTGGATCGAATATCCACACCTTTGACGTTTATCAGAGGATTGTTGGACAAAGGGAGGGCATCATGAACGCCCTCGACATCATAAACGAAATCCTCACAGAGGACAACAACGAAGATTCGTAAGAATCAAGGAGCAATGAAATTGTTCGACGTAAAGACGAAGGAAGACCCCGATACACGCACGGAGCTTGAGTGTTTTCCAGTCGTGGATGCAGGAGTTGAGATTGTTGGTGACCGTGTTCTGGTGCAACTGCGCCGTGAGAAGACGACCAGCAAGGGAGGCATTATTTTGGTCGACGAGACCAAACAGACGCTCAGATTTAACGAGACCGTTGCAAAGGTGATCGATATTGGTCCCCTTGCGTACAAAAACCCCGACACGCTTGAGCCGTGGCCAGAAGGCCCCTGGTGTAAGGTTGGTGACTTGGTACGGACAATTAAGTACGGCGGAGATCGTTACGTTGTGCAGCCCGATGACGATGGTGCACCGGTGGTGTTTATCACTATCCAGGCACGTGAGGTGATCTCAAAGATCAAATCGTTTGAGGCGGCGCAGAAAATGAAGGCGTTTGTAGACTAACTAACTTTTGGATAAAAGTATGGCAGACAATGAAAAAGATATCCCCGTCAAGGAGCAGGATGACGGTTCGGCACTCATCTCCATAGATCAGGAGGTTGATCCCTTCGAGAAAGAAGAGGGTGAGGATGATGAGGATGGCCACGCAGATGGCGGCACGGTAGAAGACAGTCACGAGGACGAGGGTGAGACCGAGGATGATCGTGAAAAGATTCGAGAGGCACGCAGAGAAGAGCGCAGGCTGAAGAAGGAGCTCGCAAAAGAGCGAGAGGCGTCAGCCAAGCACAAGATTAGCGCACTCGAGCGCAGGAATGAGGAGCTTGCTAGGCGGTTGGCCAACGTGGAGAACACAGCGGCATCATACCAATTTGCCCAGATAGATAAGGCCCTCGAGGATGAAGCGACTCGGGTAGAGTACAACAAGATGAAACTGCTGCAGGCCTCCCAATCGGGGGATGCTGCGGGCCAGGTGGAGTACCTGGAGCAGTTGCAGGATGCGAAGGCCAGACTGGCACAGATCCAGGCCTACAAGAAGCACCAGCTGGATGAGGCAAAACGCCCACGCCAGAATGTGCCGAATGAGGTCTCTGCAGACGTACAGAGGAACGCAAAAGACTGGCTCGGTAAAAACAAGTGGTACGATCCTCAGGCACGTGACACCGATAGCAAGATAGCCAAGGTGATTGACACGGAGCTGGCCTCAGAGGGTTGGGACCCGGCGGACCCAGAGTACTGGGACGAGCTGGATAATAGACTACAGGCACGACTACCCCACCGCTACGGCGGTAAGTCCGGTGCCCGCAGGGGTGGACCGACTGCATCGAGCAGGACGGCTAACCCAAGCGGAAAATCGGCAAATACTATTACGTTAAGCAAGGCAAGAGTAGACGCCATCAAGGATGCAGGAGCCTGGGACGACCCAGCCAAGCGTGCAAAGATGATCAGAGCCTACGCAGCCTTCGATAAACAAAACCGTAACGGATAAGGGTAGATAAAATGAATACGAGAATTAAGCGTGACGTGGAAGACCGTTTAGCAGAACGAGTCTTGGAGGTCAAAGCTAGAGCCGAAAGCTCAGAAGATTTATCAAATAGGGAACGCATAGAGGCGTTCCGTGATAAGTGGCAGAACTCTGCTCTGCCAGACATTCCAAAGGATGCTATCCCAGGAATGCACTTGTGCTGGTTGTCAACAACCAACACGTACGACAGTATCGACAAACGCATGGCATTGGGTTATGAGCCAGTGAAAGCCGTAGAATTAAAAGGCTTTGAAACGCTAGGTAAGATGAGCTCGGGCAAGTTTGAAGGCTGTGTTAGCTGTAACGAAATGGTTCTCTTCAAAATACCGGAAGAAATCTATCAGGAAGTGATGCGGATGATGCACCTGGAGGATCCACTGGAACACCAGCGCAACATCACCGCCCAAGTGCGCAATACTGCGCAGGAGGGCAAGGGTGGCCGTTCAATTCTTGAGGGTGGCGTTCTGGAGATGGAGAAGGCGGCCAAACGAGCGAGCAGCGATATTCGCTTCTCATAACATACTTCAATAAATACAAAGGAAATATAGATGTCAACGACATACAACCCCTTTGGTATGAAGCCAGCTTATCATCCAAGCGGCTTGGACCGTGCTACCCCATTCGTGGGTACCAACAGTTTCCAGGCAGCTACTGATAACTCATACAGTGCCCCCTACGGTTTGACCACGGGCCAGGCTTTCTACCAGTACCAGCCAGTAGCAATTAACTCATCCGGCCAGCTCTACCCGGCACCTACACTTGCAGCCACAGGCCGCATGTATGGCGTGTTTGACGGTGTTGAGTTCACCGACTCGCAAGGCCGCCGCTCGGTAGCCAAGTGGGCATCGAAGACAACCCTCGACGCATCGACACAGATCGTCTTCTGGTTGTTCGCAGACCCCGCAATGGTCTACGAAGTTCAGTGTAACGGTTCCGTTGCAACTTCCGCAATCGGTCTCGAGTACAACTTTGACGCAACTAACACCGCAGCATCCGGTTACTCGATCGGTAACGGCGGCGCAGGCTTCTCGACAACAGCATTGGCAGCATCGCCTGTCGCAGCTGGTGCTCAGGGCCAGGTCAAAGTAGTGGGTCTTGGTCGTGAGACAGCATTCCCAACAGGCCAGACAAACGCCTGGGCAGATGCCTACACAATCGTCCAAGTTCAAGTTGCTAACAGCCAGTTAGTGGCTCCGGCAATCTCGGTTTAATTAACAACGAAAGGAACTAAACATGGCAACCCCAATGCGTAGTACGGACTTTCGTGCGGTAGTCGAACCGATTATCAACGAAGTCTTTGACGGTGTGTATGAACAACGTGCCGACGAGTGGAAAGGTTTTGTAGAACAAATCCAAGGTATTCCACGCAACTATCACGAAGAAGTAATGCTGTACGGCATGAATGCCGCTCCTGCGATGCCTGACGGTACTCCTGTCAGCTATGACCAGGGTGGTACTCTGTACATCACACGCTTCATCTATCAGATCTATGGCTTGGCATACGCCTTGACCAAAGTATTGATGGAAGACGGTGACCACATCCGTATCGGCAGCACCTTCGCCAAGCACTTGGCTCAATCGATGATCGAGACCAAGGAAACCCTGTGCGCTAACTTGCTCAACTTCGCATTCACAACCGGCTACACCGGCGGTGACGGCGTTACACTGGTCAACACAGCACACCCGATCGCTAACGGTCAAACCTTCAGCAACCAGCTCTCAACAGCCGCATCTCTCTCGCAGACATCGGTTGAGCAGATGCTGATCCAGATCCGCTCCGCCATTGACAACAACGGCAAGCGTATCCGCCTGAAGGCTGAGCAGCTGATCGTTCCACCCGCACTGGAGTTCCAGGCTGAGGTTATCCTCAAGTCCGTACTCCGCTCGGGTACAGCCGACAACGATCTTAACCCGATCAAGTCGACAGGCATGCTGCCAAAGGGCGCACACGTGGTGACACGTCTGAGCTCAAGCAAGGCCTGGTTCGTGCAGACAGACGCAGAAAACGGTCTGATGCTCGTAATGCGCCGCCCAATGGAGAAATCCATGGAGGGTGACTTCGAGACCGACTCGATGCGTTACAAGGCAACGGAGCGTTACGCTACCGGCTGGCACGACGCTCGTGACATCTTCGGCACCGCCGGCGTTTAATCAGCGCCAAAGCAGTAAAAAAAGGCTCCCCACGAGGGAGCCTTTTTGTTTTTGGGGCACTTTTTATCAATTTTTTGCATTAGTAGTTATAGGAAGACTTATCCCATTCTGACTGCCGAACTTCCCGGTACGACGACTCAGAGACAGTTTGGGAAAACCACTGAGACAAGGAAATTAACATGTCAAGCTCATTTACAGGCCCAATCCGGGTATTTAAGCGCAACAACCCAACCAACAACGGCGTGATTGCACCCGACAACACGGGCGCAGTAGCCTGCTCACAGCAGAGTTACATCACCAACCCAATCACGACAACCACCGCAGGCAATACAGTATTCACAACGGCAGACATCGGTACAACCACCGTGACACCATACGTGTTACCGGCCGGTGCGCTGATCAGTAACATCCGCCTATACCAGACTACAGTACCTGCAGGTTTAGTCGGTGGCGTTATCACCGTGGCAATCGTACAGACCAACCCAACCACGGGCGCACAGACGACGACAACCATCGGTACAATCACACCGACAGCAGCAGGTGGCGTGATCTCCATCTCGTTCGTGGCTTCTGCAGCAGTGGCTGCGATCCTGAACAACATCGGCGTCCTTGATGCGACACTGACGTTTACGGCAGCAGCCGTGACGACACTGACGAGCGGCTCGCTCGGCGGTACATTGGACGTATCCTACACTGCCCGCAACGTAGATGGATCAATTACTCCTATCGGTTCCGGCTACACCAACAGCTAAATAATCTCAGGGG